ACTGCCCCCAGGACTGTGGGCGAACACGAAAAACCCTGAGACCGGGCTGATGGAAAACCGACCGAGCCCCGGCAAGGTCATGCTCATCGTCGAAACCGGCCTCATGCTTGGCCTGCACCCCATGGCAGCTCTGCGCGGCATCGATGTCATCGAGGGCAATCCCACGTTGAAGCCGTCGCTGATGTCGGCCCTCATCCGCCAGGCAGGGCACACGCTCCGCATTGAGCAGACAGGAACTGTCGAGGGCGGCGACATCTCCGTCACCTGCACGGGTATCCGATCCGACGACCCCGAGCACCCGTACGTGTACACGTGGACGCCGGCTGATGCTCTCCGCGCCGGGCTGCTCGACTCTTACGCTCCCGACGCGGGAGGTGTCTGGCGGGGGAAGGCGCGGTCGAAAACTAACAACCCGAAGCCGTGGGAGAGCTACATGCCCCGCCTTTTGCGTTGGCGTTCGCTCAGCGACGTCGCATCCGCTGGCTTTGAGGACGTGCTCATGGGCATGCACTACACCGCTGAGGAGATGGGCGCCGTCGTCAACGAGCGCGAAGAAGTCGAAACAGTGGACGCTGATCTTGAGCCGACTGAGGACTGGGCAGCGTTGGTAGCTGAGGCCACGACGAAGGACGAGTTGCAGACGATCAGCAAGCGCGCCGACGCGCTCGGAGAGTACACCGATCAGATCCGCACGCTCGTGCTCACGAAGGTTGGGAAGTTGGGCCGCGACGTCGTCATTGAGGAGCCCGAAACTGAGGCTGAGCCGGTGCCAGAAGCCGAGCCTGAGCCTGCCACCCCGACTGATGTCGACTACGAAGCGCAGGCCGCAGCAGAAGCCGAGGCCGGGCGATGACTCACTTCACCGACGAGAACACTACCGTCACCTCCCCCGCAGGCGCAGAAGGCGGCGCTGCCGTTGATGTTCTCACTCGTAGTGGTGAGCTCATCCACTTTGTTCCGGCAAACCCTGCCGAAATGGAATACCTCATCACTGAACTCACCACCCTCATTGAGCAGATGCCCGGAAAGATGCTCGAGCTGAATGAGCGTCGGTATGAGTGTGAGCGGGCATGGTCGCGACGCCGCAACACATCACTTGCTCAGCATGCGAAAAACAACACTGTCACGGTGGCGCGCGCGCTGGCAGATGTGGAGGCACTTACCGAGATGGAGGACCTTCACAACGCGAAAGCGGCATGGCATTACGCCGACGACACGCTCAAAGCGTTGACGTCGAAGCTCTACGGAATGTTGAACGTCAACAAGGGTGTTCAGGCTGCGTACAACGGTTACGGGGGCCGACGATGACCACCCCGTATTACGAGGATGACCTCGTGACGCTGTATCACGGTGACGCACTCGCCCAAGCACAGATGCTCGAAGCGGGTTCGGTGCAAACCATTGTCACATCCCCCCCCTATTTCGGCTTGCGTGACTATGGCGAGACCGGGCAGATGGGCGCTGAAGAAACGTTGGCGGGTTACGTCGAGGGGATGGTGTCGCTGTTCCGAGAGTTGCACCGGGTGTTGGCTGATGACGGCACGCTTTGGCTAAACCTTGGAGACTCTTACGCGGGGTCGTGGGGCAATCAGGGGCGGAAGTCTGAACGCGGCACTCAGCGACCGATTAAGGGCGGAATGCTCACGCCAGTACATGACGGGCGCTATCCAACGAAGGGCTCGAATACCGGCGCAATTCGCGATGGCGAACCTGCGGCAAAAAACCTCATTGGCGTTCCGTGGCGAATCGCTTTGGCGCTACAGGCTGATGGTTGGATTCTGCGCTCAGACATCATCTGGCACAAACCCAACCCAATGCCTGAGAGCGTCACTGATCGCCCAACTAAGGCGCACGAATACCTGTTCCTGCTTGCGAAGTCGCCTAAGTATTTTTATGACGCGTCTGCGATCTCTGAGGTTGCGGCGAAGGGTAGCGCGGGTTCAACCTTTACCGAGGGTAAGACTGGAACGAACGGTCTCGGGCGCACCTCCACTGTGCCCCGCATCGAGTCGGAGAGACGCAATAAGCGGTCGGTTTGGTCTGTCCCCACGGCCCCGTTTTCGGAAGCGCACTTTGCCGTGTACCCGCCCGAGCTGATTCGCCCCTGCATCCTCGGCGGGAGCCGTCCGGGCGATACCGTCCTCGACCCCTTCAGCGGTTCGGGAACAACGGGGATGGTCGCAACACAGGAAGGCCGCAAATACATCGGCATTGACCTGAACCGCGACTATCTCGACCTCTCGCTCTCGACACGGTTCGCGCAACCGACCCTGAACTTTGGAGGTGAACTGTGAGTCGCGACACTGTGAGCGCCTACCGCGCTCGGGCGAAAGCTAACGAGGATTCGATCAGTGCCGAGCTGCGCCGTCAGAAGACCGCCAGCGACACCGAGTACCGGGAGATAAAGGAACGGGCTGCACAGGTCGAGTCTGAGCGTGTGCGCCTCACCCGTGACGACATTGTTGGGGCTACTCACATCGTTGACCAGTTCGGGAAGCTCCGCACGGTTGTGCGAGTGAACCAGAAAACCGTGTCGGTAACAACGGAGTGGTCGTGGACCGAGACGGTCCCGTTCGACCGGGTTCGGGTGGTGAAGCGATGACCGCCGCGCTGTTCGATCCCGAGTTCCCGCACGGCACAATCCAAGGATTCAATGACGGATGCCGGGGCGGTCAATGCCCCGCCGTTATGGAGTGCCGCACGGTGCACATGCGTTACTCCGGTGATTACTCATTCCGTAAACGTATTGATGCGGGAATGTCAGTCTCTGAGATTGTCGAGATTGAGGCCGCTGCGGTTGCTGCAGGTGCTGCTCTGGTTGCCGCTGCGCGTCGTGCTGAGCGTGATGCGCAGCGCGTAGCTCATCCTCGTGCAAAGCGTGCGATACAAAAGCCCCGCTTAGATAGGCCGACTCGTGAGGAGCGTGAGCAGGCGCGTGTCGAGCGCCTTGAGCTTCGGAAGGTTGAGCGTGATGCTGAGCGCGTTCGGAAGCGTGTGGAGCGTGAGGCGTTGGTCGCTAAACGTCGTGCCGAACGTGCGCTTGAACGAAAAGTCGAGCGAGAACAACGTGCGGCATTGACTGCGGAACAACGTGCGCAGGATCGTGCGGCCAAGGCAGAAGAGCGCAGGGCTGCAGATGCTAAACGTCGTGCCGAACGTGCACTACCGCGAACACCTAAACCGATCGCTCACGGCAGCAACGCTGGTTTCGCGCGCGGATGCAGGTGTGAGCCATGTGTGCAAGCTCATCGTGCGTACCACCGCGAATACTCTGCTCGCCGCCGTAGCGAAGGTATCCCTGCTGAAAATCACGGCACACCGTACGGCTATCAACTGGGGTGCAAGAACCGTGAACAGTGCCCCGCAAAACCAACGTGCGCTGACGCGTCCCTGGCGGAAGAAAACCGTCGCCGTCGCGAGCAGGGCATCCCTGAGCGTGAGCTCGTGGATGCTGCGCCGGTGCGTGCCCACATTGTGGAGCTCCACAAGGTCATGCCGTACACGCGTATCGGCGCTCTTGCTGGTATCGCACCGAAAGATATTCGCCGCTTCGTGACCGGACGAGATAGCGGCCTCCGCAAAGGCGAATTAGCACAGCACACCGATAGGACGAAGGCAGAACGCATTATGGCAGTTGTTAGGCAGGAATCATGAATATCGGTGATCTGGTCACTGTAGGCACTGGAAAAACGGTATGGGTCATCACTTCATTTTGGGGTGATGACATGGCGACGTTGCAGCGTGTAGATCGCTCTGATGTGCACACGTCGGTTCACCTCGCACGTCTCAAGGCAGGTGCAGCGTGAGAACCCTGAACCTGTGGCCGCGTGAGTTCTCCCCCGCTGCACGCCGTCTGATCGTTGCCCGTTCCGGTGGTGTTTGTGAAGGCTGCGGGGTGGCACCTGCAGTCGAAATTCACCACCGCCTATTCAAGTCGAGGTTGGGGTTTGGGAATCCAGCAAACGGGTTACATGTGTGCGGATTCGGCAACAACCAAAACGGCAGCTGCCACGGCACAGCCCATGCAGGGTACATCGGCGAGTCCCTCGGCTGGTCGATCCGTTCAGGCTTCGACCCCCTACTCGTGCCCACATTTCGCCGTGTCGATGCCACGTGGTGGCGATTCGATGACGCCGGCGGCAAGGAACAAATCAATCCACTGACAGCTATCGAATATTTGGTGCTGATCGGGGCAATACGAGAGGGAGTGATGAGGTAATGCCGAGAGATAAGCGTCTGTACATGACGTTCCCAATTGACTTCCCGCAGCACCCGAAGGTGAAGCCGTTGTCTGACACGGCGAAGTGGACGTTCGTGGAAATGAACGGCTACTCGCGACAACACGGACTCGACGGGAATATTCCGGCCGCTGCAGCTCATGCCACATGGAAGCGCACAGCATTGGCAGCTCTGGTTGCTTCGCACCCCGTGAAGCCGTTGGTGATGCTCGTGGATGACATGTATGTGATCCGTGACTATGCCGAACATCAGCTCACGTTGGCTGACATAGCAGACCTGCATGAGAAGCGTGCACGTGCTGGCGCTATGGGTGGCAAAGCGAAAGCAAGTGCTAGAGCAAAACCGAAGCAAAACGTACCAGAGTCAGAGTCAAGGTCAGAGTCAGAGTCAGGGATACAGACTGACGTGACTGAACTACCCGAGTCAAGTCAAGTAAGTGATGGGTCAAATTCTCGACTTGACGCAGTAAATGATGTCGTCCAGCAACGTGCGAGGCGTGCAGGGATCGGCAATCTTGCTGCGGTTTGTGATGCGCTCGCGGTCACTACTGGTGAGCCGGTGTCGCCGCTTGGTGCGGTGCTCCTGGCTGAGGCGATCGTGTCGAAAGCGAAACGGGTCGTCAACAACGTGGATGCGTATATCGCGACGACGTGTCGGCGGACTCCGGCTGAGGTGCAGCAGGCGTACTTCGACCTCGACATTGGGGCGGTGGCGTGATGGGTGGCATGTTTCACGGTGGCGCGCCAGGGATGAAGCCCGGCGACATCATTACCCCGCAATCCGGGACAGATCATCTGGTCGATGGTTGCCCAACATGCGAGGCGCGTCGAGTCGGCGCCCCGCTGCCTGAGGACAACCTCGACCCGACAGCGGTGTACGTCACGACGGTGCGGGACTACGCGAAGGTGTACGCCGCAGGTTACCCACTCGGAGCTGTCTACCGGGTTGAACCTCTCGGAGAGCTGACACCGTCGCCTGACCCTGTGGAGTCGTACGGGGTAGCTGCTGCGCGTGTGGGGTCGGTGCTTGACCCGTTGGTGAGGTTGAGCGGGCACGAGCAGCGTCGACTCATTCGCAAGTTCATGGGATCCGGGGCGGTGACGTCATGACCTTCGAAGCGAAGTACGGCGGCATCTGTGGTTCATGCACTGAGCGCATCCACCCCGGCGATGACGTGCGGTATGTCGAGGACGATCTCGTGCATGTCGACTGCGAGGTTGCGGCCCCCGTTGAACGCAAGACGGAGACCTGCACCGAGTGCTGGCTGATCAAGCCATGCGAATGCGAGGTGACGTCGTGACCTATGTCGAGACCGCATCCGATCACATATTCACCGCTTGGCTCGCGACGCTCACCCCGTCAAAGGTGCTTCGTGACCGGGAGCGGACGTTCTCGAAAACGGAACGCAAACGGCAACGGTTTTTGCGGGAGAAATCAAAAGTTGAGAACCAGGTCGCGGTCGAACGGATGTTCACGCGGCAAGAAATTGAGACAGCACAACGGGTAGTTGAAGCCCAGAAAAGGAACACATTATGAGCGGCGAGACAATTTTGACCGTAGTTGGCAATTTGGTAGCAGATCCCACCTTGTCCTACACGCAGGGTGGGTTGGCGGTGGCCAATCTGACCATCGCATCTACCCCGAAAACGTTTGACCGTCAGAGCAATGAGTGGAAAGACGGCGAAGCGCTGTTCTTGCGTGCATCCGTGTGGAAGGAATTCGCGGAGCATGTTGCTGGGTCGCTGACTAAGGGCACACGGGTTATTGCTCAGGGGCGGCTGCGTCAGCGTTCCTATGAGACAAAGGATGGCGAGAAGCGGACGTCGATGGAATTGGAGATTGACGCTATCGGCCCTGATCTGCGGTACTCGACGGCGGCTGTCACTCGTGCACCCCGTGACGGCTCAGCTCCTCGTGCAGCTCAGCAGAGCAGTGGTGGCACCGTAGGCGCGTCAACTGGCGAACCGTGGGCTACGACTCCCCCGGCAAGTCCTGAGGCCGCAGGGGACGTTTGGAACACTCCCGGCGGCTACTCAGATGAGACCCCTTTTTAGGTCATGGCGATCCTAAATGGCACCGATCGGGTGCACGGAAACGCCAAAGGACGCGACACCGAATGTAAGCGGTGCGAGTTCTGTCACACGAAGCAGTACGGATGCCTTGATGCGGTCTGTTACTGCCACACGCACGACATGGAGCCGAAAACGACGAACGGAGAAGGACGATGAACCGGAAGAATCCACCTGTCCACAATCACGGACCCGAGGACGGGCTTGGGCTTTCTTGTCCTGAGTCTGTTGTCGGCGGTTTCCTACAGGGGGCGTGCCTCCTCGCAGCGGAACAGACCGACCCGTTCTCGCAGTCGCCACACATGGCCTCGAAGTATTGGGCCGAGCTGGTGAAGGCACGCAAACGGATTACCGAATTGGAAGCCGCTGTCACCGTACCGACCGAACCCGTGTGGGAATACGGCCTGATTGGTCACGTTGACGACATAACACCAGTCTTCGAGTCGCAGAAGTTCGCGGAAAACGAGTTAGCGAACCAGATCGCCCGACTGCAACGCCAAGCCGACCCTGACCCGCCGCCCGTTTTGTTCCAGCGCGTGAAGCGTGGCCCGTGGGTGGAGGTGACCTCGTGAGTATCGAAGACGAAGCACGCACCGAAACAGTTGAAGCGCTAGATCGTTTGACGCAGATCGCGCTCGACAACACCTCAGAGGATGTGCACGATGCGGTTTACGAGGATGCTAAGCGGGTTCGTGCTGAGTGGGCCGCTTCCCGCAAGGTCGAGGTTGCACCATCCGACACCGACAGGCAGCTACTGATCAATGTCATGCGTCAAGCTCGGAACCCGGGCGGGGAGGTTGTGCTCCGCTATGAGAACGCAGCCGATGCAATCCTCGCTGCTGGGTTCTCTCGCTCTCAGCCGGTACAGGTGACTGACGAGATGGTTGAGAAGGCCGCGAAAGCTGCTCACGATCATGTTCGGGCTCAGAGGCCAGTCAGTCACGGGCCTTATGCGGCATGGGGATACCTTGACGATGCTTATCGCGATTATCTGTGCGACGTTGAGCGCGCTGCTCTTGTGGCTGCTCTGGGAGGTGGTGACCATGAGTGAGTACACGCCAACGACAGATGATGTTCGTGAGTGTTGGTCGGAGGCGTATCAGGTTGGAGATCGCGAGGGCGCGTTCGACCGCTGGCTTGCTGCCCACGACCGGGAGGTTGCAGCGAAGGCGCTCAGGGATGCAGCAAAGAGCGCGTTGAGCGACTGGGCCGAAGGTCTGGCCCGCCGCCGACTTTGGCACGTCTGGCTGGCCGAGCGCGCTACCGCCCTCGTGTCAGAACCGAGCACACCCGCCCCCGTAGAGCCCGAGCGACCAACATGCACTGACTTCCATTGGATGGGGCAGGCGTTCTCTTCCTGCGATATGTGCGGAAAACCGTTTTGGGATCACGTCACACACCGAGGCGAACCAATTTCGGACGAATTCCGCGCAGGGGTCAAGCGCAAGTGGGAAGTCGTAGAGCCCGACCCTGAATCCACCGCTGACACGAAAGGCACACCATGAACACCGGACGCCCCATCGAAGAGCAACTCTCCACCGCCCGCTACATCCTCGCCCAGTTCATCGCCCAAATTGATGAATTCGAAGCCATGAACCGAGAACAGCGCCGCACCGAACGTGGCCAAGACCTCACCGCAAGGATCGACGGCCTCCGAACCGGCCGCACCACTTGGGAACAACGCATCACCGACCTGCAGAACGAACACGACCAGGAGACACCATGACCGACACCCTGCTCGACGTCGTAGACCGACTCACGATAGAGCACCCATACCGGGCCAACATCGAAGGACGCCCACGCTGGGTAAGACGCGACCCACTCATCCTGCTCCTCAGAGAAGCAATCGCATCCACCCTCACCGGAGGCAACGGCCTCGCCGCGTCAAACTCCAAAGTCCCATTCGACACCGACGCACTCGAGCAGTACGACACCCTCGAAGCGCTCATCCTCACCGAGCTCCACAAAATCTCCGACAAGGTGCCGCACCTCACGCCAGAGCAAAACCTTCGCACCTGGTACACCACGTTCATGGTCACCGCCGACGAAACCGACATCGACCGATGGTGCGACATGTGGGGAGAGTGGGAGACACGCATCGAAGCAAAGATCACCGCCCCGATCGTTCTCGAACTCATCAACAGCACCACCAAGCAGCCCTACCCCTGCCCCGAATGCGGATTCGACTGGTTCGAGAAAATCCTCAACTCCGGACCAACAGGCAAAGGCGGACGCTGGTACGACAAAGAGAAACGCGTCTCACTCACCGCCACCTACCGCCCAGACGGGCAAGGCGGCCTAGAGAAAAGCGCAGTTGAATGCGGATGTTGCGGATGGAGAGCAACCGGATCCGCCGGCGTTCGCGGATTTGCGTGGGAACTTGACAACCCCAAGATTGATATGGCCACAATCGCGTGACACGCCGAATAACTACACCGGTGTCATTATGATGTGCCATAATGGGAGGGCACTGCACTAGTCTGTAAAAAACTGGTTCAGCAAGAACTTCATGAAAGGGCCCTCGACTTCGGTTGGGGGCCTTTTTCGTGCAACCACTTCCGACCACACGGGCACCCCAATAGCCGCCAAGAGTGGCACATCCGTCGATGAGTTCGGAACACCCTTCCCGCCTATCCCCGTGAGTCGCTCTCCGGTCTGGTTGCCGCCCGTGCAAGTCGGGCCGGGATCACACACTTCGGCAGGCCCACGTCAACGCTGAAATGGCTACTTGTAGGCGAAGGACACCAGCCACGAGCACCACCCGTTACCTTTCTCGGGTCGAGGTGTACCTGCGAAAGCCTGCCGAACCCTTGTCAAGGAGAACTGAGCCCGTGAGCCTGTTCGACCAGATATACCCAGAAGCCACCGCCGAACAACGCGCAGCCCACAAAGCACTTGTCGCAGACATCACAGCCCACTCGAAGCAAAGACCGTGCCCCGAAAAATGCGGCTGCACTGAAACTTACGACGACCGCCACCCCGAAAAACCCACAGGCGGCTTCGGAGTAGCGGGATGCCCGTGCAACCGTTGCTAACCCCCAACACGTAGAGGCCACGCCTCAACCCACAGAGCCAGCAGGACTGGCCAAGAGGTGATGACCATGGCCGTTGGAACATTCCAGACTAAACGCGGGCATGAGGCTCGAGCGCTCTTCGACCAGGGTCTTGGTTGCAATGCGATCGCGAAGGCTCTCAGAGTTGGCGCAGCAACCATTTCGCGGTGGGCTGAGGCTGAGGGTCTGGTGTTTGACCGCGCACAGGTGGATGCCGCGAACAAGGCACACACGGTGGATCTCGCAGCTGCTCGGATTCGGCTCGCTGCGAAGATGTCGTCGGCTGCTGAGTCGATGCTTGATGCGATCGATGACGAGTACCTTGTGTATAACTTTGGCGGTAAGGACAATGAGTACGCCGAGCACATTCTGGATTCGGCGCCTGTTGAGGTGAAGCGCAGCATTATCGTGACGGCTGGTATCACCTTCGACAAGCTCACGAAAGTGGTTGAGGCAGAAGGCGATCCGGACGAGGCTTCGGCTAAGAGTATGCTCGCTGAGCTTGGCGCGTTCCTTGGTGTCTCATGACCGAGGGGCTTCCCGCGAACTCTGCGTTCAAGGCTCCGATGTCCGACAAGCAGATCTGTTCTCTCCGTGAGTCGAACGCGCGCATCAACATCTGGGAAGGCTCGGTGCGTTCGGGCAAGACTATTGCGTCGCTCGCTCGCTGGCTGATTTATGTTGCGACGTCGACAATCCGGGGCGAACTCGTCGTCGTTTCTCGCACACGCGACTCAGCCGCCCGTAACGTCTTCGCGCCACTCATGGACCCGGAGCTATTCGGCACGGTCTCGAAGCACGTCAGCTACACGTCTGGTGCCGCTTACGGTTGGATTCTTGGCCGCAAGGTGTGGGTGCTGGGTTCATCCGACATCCGTTCGGAGAATGTGCTCCGTGGCCTCACCTGTGCTGGCGCGTACGTTGATGAGCTCACACTGTTGCGTGAGGACTTCTTCACTCAGCTGCTGAACCGCCTGTGGGAGGGTGCGCAGCTGTTCGGCACCACAAACCCGGACTCCCCTGGTCATTGGTTCAAGGTCAACTTCCTTGACCGGTGTGACCCTGAGCACCCCCAGTTCCTGCCTGACTGGCGCGTGTGGAAGTTCCTCCTTGACGATAACCCGATGCTGTCGGAGGCCCGCAAGGATGCGATTCGTCGCGAGAACACTGGCTTGTTCTACCGTCGTAACGTCAATGGCGAGTGGGTTGCTGCTGAGGGTGCGATCTTCGAGACGTTCGACCCTGACATCAAGCTCGGTTTCGTCATTTCATGGGATGACCTGCCGCCGATGCGTGAACTCATCGCCGTCGGCATGGACTACGGAACATCGAACCCGACCGCGGCGCTGCTGCTCGGCATCTCGGCGGAGATCGACCAGTACAACCGGCCAGCACCGCGCTTGTTCCTCATAGACGAGTACTACTTCAACTCGAAGATAGAACAGCGACAGCTCGCACCATCGGAGCAGTCGCGGGAACTCAAAACGTGGCTCGATCAAGAACACTTGCCGCTGAATTCCAGCGCCGGCATGCGTCCTCGCTTCGTCATTCTCGACCCGTCGGCAGCACCTCTGCGCACTGAACTCGCGCAGCAAGGCGTCACGACAACACAGGCCGACAACGAGGTGCTGTACGGCATCCGCACTGTCGCATCACTCATCCACGACAAGAAGCTCATCACCTCCGACAGGTGCAAGAACTTTATCCGCGAGGCACCCGGTTACAGCTGGGATCCGAAGCAGACCCTGCTCGGCAATGACAAGCCCATGAAGGTCAATGACCACGCGATCGACGCCGCCCGCTACGCCGTTGTTACGACTGAGAACATCTGGCGCCAACACATCAAACTCGCAGCCTAGGAGGCCTCATGGCAAACACTGACCAGTGGCCACCCTCCCCTTTCCATATTGCGGGCGCACGGTACAACGAACACCGCGCCTGGTGGTCTGGTGACATGTCCACCATCAAAGCGATCTACTCCGGCACCGGTGTTGCAACGCACACACACAAGGGTGTTGCACACCGTGGTGGTGTTATCGGTGGACTCTCGAAGATGTTCTGGGGGCAACCTGTTGCTGAGGGTGAGAACCGCACCCAACTACACTTGCCGCTGCCTGCTGATGTTGCCCAGAAGTCGTCATCGTTGCTGTTTGGTGAAGCACCCCTCATTGAGCTCCCCGATTTCGAGGATAAGAACAAGGCCGGTCAGGCACGCCTCGACCTGATCATGCGTTCTGATGAGTCACACTCGCAGCTGCTGATTGCTGGCGAGTACGCATCCGCTCTTGGTGGTGCCTACCTTGCCCCTGTGTGGGACACCGAGGTTGCTGATCATGTGTTCCCTAAGGCGTATCGTGCTGATGTTGCGATCCCCACGTTCCGGCACGGGCGTCTGTCGTCGGTGAAGCTGTGGACTGAGTACCGCACCGACAACGCGAACATCATCTTCCGCCTCATTGAGGAGCACACGGCTGGTCTGATCCGGTACACACTCCACAAGGGTGGCGAGAACGTTCTCGGTCAGGCTGTGCCCATCACTGAGCACACGGAGACTGCACACCTTTCGGGTCTGATCTCTCCTGTGGAGTATCTGTCTCTTGCCACTGATGGTAAGTACACGGTCAGTGTTGCGACAGGTATCTCCGAGATGGCTGTTTCGTACATTCCCAACATGCTGCCGAACCCGGATTGGGAACAGTTCGGACCGCTCGCGTCGGTTGGTCGTTCTGATTTCCTCGGCAACGAACCTGTTTTCGACAAGGTCGACCAGATGTGGTCTTCACTGTTCCGTGATGTTGACAACGGGCAGGGTCGCCTCACCGTTCCTGAGTCATATCTTGAGACTGCCGGCGTTGGTAAGGGTGCCTCGTTCGATGTGTACCGCCAGGTGTACTCGGGTATCAACGCACTCGGATCTGCTGGCGATTCCCTCGCTTCGCAGATCACACAGACTCAGTTCCTTATCCGTGACGAAACACACCTGAACATCATTGATGCGCTCGAACGTCGCGTGTTGCGCACGATCGGTCTATCACCGAAGGAATTCGGGAAGGTTCAACCGTCCGGCATCAAAACAGCCACGGAAGTGAACGACGACAGAAGCGAATCTGAGGCCACACGAGACGTGAAGGGCATCCACGCCCGACCTGCTCTCGCAAAGCTCGCACGTCTGTCGCTGGCCATCGATGGTGTGGTGTTCGGCGGTAAGGGTGGTGGCGAGTTTGACGCCCCCGAGGTCACGTTCGCGAAGATTTCGCAGGAAGACCCGGAGAAGCGGGCACGCACGTTGCAGATTCTTGACATGGCTCGTGCGATCTCTCTTGAGGCTCGTGTGCGTGAGCGTGTGCGTGACGACAACCTTACTGAGACTGAGATCAAGGAAGAGATCGCCCGGGTGCAGATGGAGCAGGGGAAGCCTGCCCCAGATCCTGCCACGTTCACCGGCGACCCTGTAGACGAAGAGCCCACGAAGTGACGAACGCGAAACACGAGGCAAGTCGATGAGCGTCGAAACGAAGGCCGCGCTTGACGCCGCAATTGACGCCCACCTTGCAGACGAATGTGATGGTGCGATCGTCACGGGCTACGTCTTCCATGCAGCCTTCATGAATCCAGAACTTGATGGTCTTGAAGCTCACGGATACTTCGCTGAGTTCCCGGAAGGGCAACCCGCCCACGTTTGTTTGGGACTCGCGATGATGCAAAAGAGTCACATCGAAGACAGTTCCTTCGGAGACGACGAGGAGTAGCTTTTGCCGCTCTATATCCCAGACCCCGAGAACCTCGCGCCCGCTGCGGACTTGATCGAGGAACTGGGCGCCGAACTCGCCGCCCGGTATGCCGGTGCCGAGGATGAGCTGATTCGTGAGATTGCGAAACGTTCCTACCGTGATGTGGCGTTGCAGCAGGCTCTAGCCACTGCGACTCTCACCGCCGAGCAGACCCAAGCGCTCGCCGACAGGATCGCCCAGAACCGGGCGTTTGCCGAACTTGCCGCATACCGTGCCCAGTCCATCCGTGAGTTGCAGTTCCTCGCCATTGAAGTCACCGACAAGTTGCGTCGTGCTGGGCTCGCGCAGGAACTTATCGATATTGCTGCGAAGGAAGGTGAAGCCGCCGCTGCTGCACGGTTGCGGATGGCGTCACGACTCCCCCAGACGAGCGCACTCACCGGCAACGCAACACAAGCTGTCGCTGCCCTGACCATTGATCTCAGTTCACGCCTTGAGGCGATGCACCTCCGCATCTCCCGCTACCCACAAGATGCTTACCAGAAGGTGATCTCGTTCACCGCGTCGTCACAGATGCTCACCGGGCAGACGATGAAGGTTGCACAGGCCCAGGCAGTGCAACAGTTCCTGTCACAGGGCATCACCGGGTTTGTAGACCGGGCTGACCGCAACTGGCGTATCGGTTCCTACGCAGAAATGGCCGGACGCACCGCTGTACGCCGCGCCTACGAGGATGCCGGCATCTGGCGGATGCAGCAATCAGGTCTCAACCTTGTCACCATCGTTGGCGGTATTGATGCTTGCAAGCTGTGTGCCCCGTGGATTGGGAAGGTTCTCTCCACTAACGGGCAGACCGGTGTTGTGACGCTTCCCCACGCGACAGAAGACCGTCAGATTGTTGTGCAGATCGCGGGCACCCTCGACCAAGCGAAAGCTGCAGGTTGGGGGCACCCAAACTGCTTCCCCGGTTTCGTTCCGGTGTCAGCGCCGTCGGGTGTAGTTGGTGCGGACTCTCGCTGGTTTGAGGGCGAGGTTATCGTCATCGACACAGCCGCTGGTCGACAGCTCACCGTCACCCCAAACCATCCGATACTGACGCAGGAAGGTTGGGTCGCTGCGGGTTCGCTCGTGGAAGGCCAGAACCTCCTGAGCTATAAC